ATAACCAATCTTCGGACTTCGTCTCTGGCCTGCGCCTTCTGGCGGAGCGCATCCGCAGCGTGCTGGTGGCCGTTCTTCTTCGGCGTATCGGACCAGACACCCATGTTCTCGTTCCAACTCTTGCGGTAGTTATCGAGGTGCAGGAGCCCCTGGGCGCATTCCACTTCGTCGAAGATGTAATTGACGAAATCTTCCTTGAGCGCCGGGATGCCGGCCGCCATGAGATCGAGGGTGCGCGGAACGATGTGGATGTTTTTGAGCCCAAGCCCCTCAAGCATTTCCTTCGGCGTCTCGATCACAAGCGCTCCTGGTCGACGCTGGTCACCGTCGTGCGGCAGGAAGTGGTGGCCGAAGACGTAACTGCGGCGCTGGAATTCGGCCATGATGTACGAGTAAGGCTCGCTCGAGCACTCGAAATAACCGATGAAATGGTCCATCAAGCCGACTGCCTGGTGAAACCAGATGGCGATATCGTCGTCGACGCCAAGATCCCAGAATGTGTTGACCGGCAGCTCGGGCCGATACGGGACACGCGTGATACGGTTCTGTGCCCGGGCGATCGACATCTGCTTGGCGAGGATCACGCCCTCTACGGAAACCTTGAAGGCCTCCCGCACAGTGGACGGATATTCCTGCCACATTTTCTCGTCTTCGTCGGCGAAGTCGCTCTTCCGCGTGGATACGTACCACGCGCGCTTCGCCATGGAGATCGGTCGCCCAATCTCGCGTTCCAGCTCGTCGAAATACTTGTGGTCCTTGGCCTCGATGATGACGCCATCGGGGTCCATCTCGTATTCGTCGGCATCCCACCAACTGGCGAAGTGAAGGCGATACTGCAGGCGATTGAGTTTCTTGCCGGCCTCGGCAAGTGCCAATGCCTCCATGACCATGTTGTAATAGGCGCCGTCTCGGCCCTTGGCAGTTGACTCGATGAAGATCATACCCTGCGCAGCGGCAGCCAGCGCGCCTGTCACGATCTTCTCCGCTTTCACCGGGCTTTCGAAGCAGATGATGCCAAATTCAGAAATGTGCAGCCAATTGAGGGTGTCGCCGCGGGCAGATGTAGAGACCTGAATCGACGAACCGTTCGCGAAGATCTTCTCCTGTACATTGTCCGTGACGATCGGCACCATCTTTCGCAGCCACGTTGGCAGCCGCTCGTAGGCGAACTCGATCTTGTTGCGCATGATCTTGGATGCAGTGAACTGATCCTGTGCAATGATCGCGGCCTTCTGGTTCTCGTTCCAAAGGCATGCATCCAGGATGATGATTTGAATGAGGGTCGAGAAGCCACGCTGGCGAGCCTTCGGGACGATGTTCCGATGCCACATGCGGCGAAGCAACTTTCGCTGCGCCTCATTGGGCTTAAACAGAACCGTGGCCCCGTTCTTGTCGAGGATGTAATAGAGGTTTTCGATGCGCCACATGGGATCGGCGCATTTGGCTTTCAGCTCATCAGGTGTTAGTCCGGCTAGATGCTCGTACATCAGCCGCCTTCATCGTCTTCCGCGATCGGCAAAGAGCCGTGCGACGTCACGCCGGCTCCAACCTCAGGATCGTCATCGACGGGACGGAAAGTGTTCTTCTGCGTCTTGGACAGATCCCGCAGCCAGCCGCCGAGCGCGCCTTCCTCGTCGATGTCGTGCTTGATGTGGCGCACGTCACGCCACGTGCCCGGCTTGCGGTTCTGCAGCCACCACATGGCGGCCTTGGTATCCGGCGGTACATGCTCGATGATCTCGACGCGCTGGGGCTCGCCCTCGACGACGACGATCTTCTCCGAGTCGAACGAATAACCCGTGGCGCGTTTGTAGAGGCTGTCCTCGACCTTCCGATCGGCGGCTTCCTTGCCGATCTCCAACGCTTGGCGGAACTCGGGATATTCCAGCTTCCAGCGATGGATGGTGCGGATGCTGACCTCGAAGGCCTGGGCGATTTCGAGGTCCGTGGCACCGAGGCCAGCGAGCGTCTCGGCAATCGCGATATTCCGCTCGTCCCACGTCGTCGGCCGCCCGCCATAGTTCTTCGGGTCTGGCCGGAAGCACGCGCCGAAATCCGGGTGCTCTTCCTTCCACCACTCGAGCTCTTCGACGTCGACGCCGAACGTCGCGGCAATGTCCTCGTCCGTGATTTTGGACAGGAACATGCGGCGCGCCATGGCGATGAACCGCTTTTCGAATTTCAGCGGCTTCGTGGTCGGCTCGGCCTCGCGCACGATCGCAGCCTTCTTCGCAGCCCGTGGCTTCTTCACCGTCGTTGCTGATTTCCGAGCATTCTCTTTCGATTTCCGTGTCTTCGCAGGCTTTTCCTCAACCGCCTGTTCAGCACCCTTACCCGTACCAGTCCGCTTGTTGCCCGCCGTGGCCTTCCCAGCCCCAGCAACCGCTTTGTCCTTTAGGGGTGACAAAACCTCGCCGGACTCGGCCTTCGCCTTGCCCGGAGCCTGCTTGCCCGTCTTCGTCGTCTTCGGAGCCCCCGACATCAGCCACCCCTCCGCTTCCGCTGCTGGGCACGCAACAACTCGCCGACAGTGCTGCGACCATCCGAACGGGCGCGCAGAGCCTCGACGAGGCGCACGTTGTCGGTGAGCTTTTCAATGGGGATTGGTGGATCGACAGCGACCGTGGCGGAGCGAGGTTGCTCGACCGCTGTATCCTCATCCACCTCTGAGTAATTATTATTATATGGCTCTGGTACTGGTATTACAGCGCTATTGCTTTGCATTTGCTCTGACGTGTCGCTGATTTTATTGCGGAATTTTGCGTTCTCATCGACTTTTGGCCGAGGTTTCGACGCGACTTCAGCTCGTTTTCGCGAGATTTTCAGCGCGTTTGCGATCTCGTCTTCGGCCCTGTGGTTGCTGATTTTACCCTGGGCATCGATGAACAATTTGCGCAGCGTGAGCAGCTCGGACACCAACGCGCGGCACTTGCGCAGCGAGCAATTCAGCTCGCCGGCAAGCCACCGCTCGTTGTTCTCGATAGGTCCGCCTTCATCGTATATGAGATCGAGAATGGTCGTGTACGCGCCGCGCTGCTCCAACGAGAGCTTGCGGTAGCCCTGCAGGGCATCGCCATGGTATCGGCGGTGATAAGGCATGGTGCGGCGGCTCATCCCACGACCCTCCGCACGACGCCCCACTCTTCGAGCAAGCGGATAGGCTCGTCCCTGCCGTGGGTAACGGCGAACAAGATGCCATGCTGTGCACAGAGAGCCTCAAACTCGCGCTGCGGCTGGGTGAGCTTCCCCACCTCTGTCTTGAGCTCCACGTAGCCGTGGATGCCAGGACCGATTACAATGAGGTCTGGCAGGCCCTTGGTGAGACCGTGCTGCCCGAACGCCCCCATGTTGGGGATCGTCGCCACCAGCGTGCCGGGCTTGCCCAGGGCGCGCCAGTGCTGGACCACGGATCTATGGATCTGCGATTCTTTCACGCCGCCACCTCCCTATCCGGAGCAATGGGCGGATCTGCCTCGGTGCATTCTCGCAACCTGAGCAGCTTGCAGATCCCGAGAGTTAGCTCGCGGCCGCTGCAATGCCAGCGGAGGGCCGAAACCATTTGAGGCATCGTCGATCGATAGGTGGCGCTCACGCGCAGCGATCCGCACAGCACATAAAGCTCATCGCGCCACAGGAGGTCCAAGGCTCCTGATGGAAGCGGGGTTTGCACTGCCTGCTGGGGAAAATCCCAGCGCGCCAAGCTATCCCACCCGCCCTGTGCTCTGGTCTGGATCGCTCGCCAGCGCTCAGGAAACACCCAGGAGCCATATTCGATGCCTTCGGGGAGCGCCTTAAGGAAATGTTCTCCTTCGCGCACATAGTGCGCTGCGCCCTCGTTGGTGATCTGTTCCACGAGGAACTTCTCATGAACCACCGCGATGGCATGGTGAGAGCATTGTTTCATCGCCTGCATCTGGGCCGGGAGGCGATTGAGCTTGTCCTTGGCCGATTTGATCTCGAAAGCGATGATCTCAGCACGGTCCACCGCTATGAGGTCCATACGGTTTGGCCCATGGCTACTGACGTTGATCTCGTGGATGATCCGCGCGTTCGGTCGATGGTTGCGGACCTTCGCGACGACAG